TTCGTATGCGGAAGCACGAATGCATCACGCGGACAAGATCATCACCTCGCTGGTCAATCGCGTCGCCGCTTTGGAACGGGGGCTCTGATGCAGCAGATCATCGTCCGACACTCAAACCTCAAGGACATGCGACAATGTCCGCTCAAGCACCGAATCGGCTGGATCGAGGGCTGGCGCAAGGACTCCTCCGACGCGAGTGACATCGGCACCGACTGGCACGCGATCATGGCGGTACACTACCTCGCTCTGCAGGCGTTGCAACAGACCACGGGGAAGCTACGCCGGACCAACGCTGAGACCCAATCGGTATTTGACGCGGTCGAGGCGACGATCGACAGTATCTCGCCCAAAAACCAGGACCTGATCTGGTGGATGTACGACGGGTATCTGGACCAGCACGGGTTCGACGAGGCTTGGGAGATCCTGCACGCGGAGGAAACTCGGCAGTGTCACCTCGGGTATAGCCTCGACCGCGAGATCGAGTTCCTATACCAGTGGACCAGTGATGTGGTGGTCCGGGACCACGAGATGCGCAAAGCCATGCTGGTAGTCGACAACAAGAGTACCGCCCAGCCGCTGCGGCAGGTCGACGTCGATCTCGACGACCAGTTCGGCATGTACGCCTGGGCCTGGAGCGGCAAATATGGCGAAGTCGTCATCCCCGTGTGTAACCAGGCCAAGACCAAGCAACTCAAGCGCGCCCAGACACTCGCTGAGCGGTTCGCCCGCATCAAGAGTACGCGCAGCGCATTCGAACTCAGCGAGATTCAGCTCGACTTCCTGCGAACTGCCCGAGCGGCCTACGGGCCGGACAATCTCGCGGGCCCCTACTCCGCCCCGGACCCCCGGATTTGCGGCTGGAAATGCGATTTCAAGGAGGCACACCTATACCTGCGCAAGACGCCCGGAGGTTTCGAAAAGCTCGGGCCGTTCATGAAGTCACGAGGGTTTCACCAGGGGGAAGCACCAAATGGGTCGGCGTAACAAGATCGAGGACGAGGACACGGCGGAGTACGCGCCCGTCGAGGGCGTTCTCTCGGATCCCGTCGGGGATGCCAAGATAGCCATCTGGAAGGCTGCCGCTGTGGCTGCCTGGGCGCTGGCAGCCGCGTGCATCGTGATCGCCGCCGTAGTGTTCTCGTGGGGGTGGTCGATCGTCGTCGGCTAGATCTTGACAGGCTGGTAAATACCGTGATCCGATACGCATCCGCACACCGACGAGAGGACTTCACGCATGCCCAAGCGCGGAGCGGCACCCGCTGCTCAACCTGCCCCGCCCAAACCCACGCTCGAAGACGAGGAGACACCCGCCGAAACTGTTCACGAGGGCGGTACCACGGCTGAGGACACAGCCGACGAGGCCCAGGCTGCCCCCCCGGCGCGCAAGGGAGGCCGTCGGGCGGCGACCCCTACCAAAAGTACCAATACGGCGGACGAAGCCGCGCCCGAGGCGACGGAGGAGCCGAAAAAGCCCACCCGGCGCGGCGGGGCGAAGGCCAAAGAATTCGAGTTCACCGACATCGACGCTGAGGAGATCACGTTCGACGATCTCGACTCGTCGAACGACTACGTGTCGGTTCTGTACTACGGGCAGGAGGGCACCACCAAGACGACCAGCGCCCTTCGTGCCAGCCTGCTGACCGACTGCCCCGGCAACGTACTGCTGATCAACGCCGAGGGCGGGGCGAAGAAGGACCCGCTCGTCGATATGGGCGTCGACGCCAGCCGAGTCAAGGTCTGGCCGCCCAAGGGCAAGCGGGTCACTTTCGACGGGCTCGAACGGCTGTACTACAAGATCGCCGACGACCTGGACAAGGACGTGTCCAGCTGGGTCGCGGTGGTCTGGGACTCCGGCACGGAGATCGTGGCGACGCTGCTGGACCAGGTCGTCGAGCACGTGATCGCCGAGCAGCGCGAAATCATCGAGAAGACGAACGGCCGCGCGGGCAACATCAAGCTGCGCGACAGGTTCGACAACGACCGAGACGACTTCCGAAAGATGTCCAATCAGGTTCGGTCGCTTCTGCGGAAGTATCGCTATCTGCCGTGTCACTTCATCGTGACGGCGCTGCTGCGCGTGGACGAGGAGGGTGACCGCGTCAAGCGGATGGTCTACTCGCCCGCCGTGACCCCTGCGCTGCAGTCGGACCTGCTCGGATACGTCGACGTGGTGGCGTACTGCAAAGCGACGCGGGACAAGGACAACAAGCCCGTGTACTACGCCCAGACCGTACCGGAGAAGAACGATCGGGCGAAGGACCGGTACCACCGCCTGCCCGCTGAGATGGTCGACCCGAGTTTCGACCGAATGATCGAGTACATCCGAGGCGAGCTGACCGAGGCTGACGATCCGATCCAGCGCAAAATGCCGGGCTACGAGCTCCCCGCCAAGCGGGACCCGGCGGAAGCGACCGGGCACGAACCGGTCGAGGAGGCCGAGCCAGCTGCGAAACCCACCCCCGCGCGTGCCGCTCGTGCGAGCGGACGCAAGCTACCGGCGAAGAAGCCTGCCCCCGCGAAGGGAGGAACCGCTAGCGCGCGACCCGCAGTCGGAGCGTCTGACGACCCACCGTTCTAGGGTCGCTGCGGCCGAACTCGGCCACGCTACGTACGAGCTCTATCTTCACGCACTCTGGAAGGACACGTAAATGGTTCAACTGCCCGAAGACATCGTCGAGGACCTCGAAAACAATCCGGATGACGCCAGCCGGAGCGCGCTCCCGGTCGGCCACTACTTGCTCGAAGTGGTCGAGATCAAGGAGGAGCCCGCTAGCACCAGGGCGGGAACGTCCGGGTTCGGCAAGCTGCTGGTCGTCTCGAAGGTCGTCCAGCCGCGCGCCCACAAGGGCCACAAGGTCTGGGACCGCCTGTCGTACTCCCCTCAGGCGCGCTGGAAGCTTCGCTCGTTTTACGACGCGGTCGGCTACGAATACAGCTCCGACACCGACGAGATCGTCGAGGCGAAGGAGCAGTTCGTCGCCTACATGGAGGCCGAGATCATCGAGAACGGGGCGAAGAAGGGACAGCTCGGTGACAACGTGAGCGAGATGCTCCCGGCCACCGAGGAGAACCTCAGCGTCGTAGACGACTGAGAACCCTGAGGGCAACGCGTCCCTTCCCTGTGGTCGGGTTACACAGGGAGCCCTGAGTCGGAAGGCTCGGGGTAGCCTCTCGTTAGCCGTCGTGGCTGGCCGGAGTCGCTAGGACGCGTTGCCCTCTCCCCTTCCTGCCCACGCGCCACATTACGGGGAGCCCCGGTTGAATGAGCTTTTTGAGCGGATCTGCTCCGCTGTTGCCGAGAAGACGCAAGAACCCCTGCGGGGCAGCGACACCCGCCGAAAGGGTCATTGCCCGGCACACCCCGACAGCAACGCGTCCCTGTCCATTCGGTGGGATGAGGAGAAGAAGGTAGTTGGCATCACCTGCTGGGCCGGGTGCACATTTGACGAGATCGTCGAGTCGCTGGAGCTGACCAAGGACGACTTTCGCGAGAGACTGAGTGGCAGCAAGAGGCCTCGAAAGGCTTCTCCGAAGGCTGCGCGATCCGCACCCCCCGAGAGTACCGACGAGCCCGTCTCAACGTCCGGGCTGGGCAAGGAGGTGGCACGCTACCCTTACACGGACGCTAGCGGCAACGTCCTGTATTACAACATTCGCTTCGAGCCCAAAGCCTTTCGAATGGCCGGACCCGATGGCAAGGTCAAGGGGCTGCCGAAGAATCTCACCCGCGTCCCGTACAACTTGCCGAACTTGCTGGCCGCGATCGCTCGCGGCGAGACCGTCTATTGGGTCGAGGGCGAGAAGGATGTCTGGTCGCTGCAGAAGCTGGGGGTGGTCGCTACGACTGCCGCTGGCGGGGCCCAGACACCGCCCCTGCCGGAATGGTCCGAATACTTCGAGGGTGCCGACCTGGTGATCGTCCGGGACAAGGACAAGCCCGGCGGTCAGTACGCCCGCGCGGTGGCTCGCACCTTCGTCAACGTCGTCGAGCGCGTCCGGATCGCCCAGTCCGCGACGCCTCAGGCCAAATCTGATGTGACTGACCACATCGACGCGGGCTACCGCCTGGACCAGCTCGACTGGCAGCCGATGCGGTCGGTGCGCCGGACTCGCTGGACCATGGCCTCGCTGCTCTCAACCCCGCCGGAGCCGCTCCGCTGGGTACTACCCGGCGTCATCCCCGAGGGGCTGACGCTGCTGGTTGGTGCGCCCAAGGCGGGCAAGTCCTGGTTCAACCTGAACCTGACTACGGCGCTGGCCAGCGGTCGCCCAACCGACGTGTTCGGCTGGGGACAAGAGATGGAGCCGACGCCGTCGCTATACCTCGCGCTGGAAGACCCTCAGCGTCGGATTTACGACCGAATGAAGAAGATCACTACCAATCTCAAGTTCGACTCGCGCATGGCGGGCGACGTGTGGCTGGACCTGCCGCCGATCGACCAGGGCGGACGCGGCGAGATCGAGCGCTGGCTCGAAGCGCACCCCTCGGCCCGCGCGATCATGGTCGACGTCCTGGCGAAGGTCCGGGGCGGCGAAGAGGCCCAGACGATGTACCAGGCCGACTACGAGGCCGTCGGCATGCTGAAGGAGATCGCCGACGACTACGGGATCGGCGTGGTCGTCACGCACCACGACCGCAAGAAGACCGACGACGACTTTGTGAACATGGTGTCCGGCACCAAGG